GTAAAGCAACGGTCGAAGTATTAACTCACGATGATGGAAGACGTGAAATAATAACAAACGATACTCGTATTAAAGCCTTACAGGAGCTTAATCGGATGGATGGAGCGTATAGCCCAGAAATAATAAACATCAATCAAAAAACAGAGCTATCAGCAAGCCCTAAAACGCTTGATGATTGGTATGATGTGAATAGATTGAGACGAAATAGAAAAGAGGATAGTGATGAGTGATGTTGCAATAATGAATCCTAATTTAAAGGACTTTTGGCTCACACCGTCAAGATTTAAAATCTTATACGGTGGAAGAGACAGTTCGAAGTGCTTAGCTTTGGGGACAAAGGTCATAATGTATGACTATACCCTCAAAAATGTAGAGGATATAGTTATAGGCGACGTAGTTATGGGTGTTGATGGAACAAAAAGAAATGTACTATCAACTACAACAGGGACATCTAAGATGTATAAAATATCTCAATTCACTGGTGATAGTTATATTGTCAATAAAGACCACATAGTAAGTTTAAAGAAACGTGAATCATGTACTGAAGATAGAGGTGAAATGATGAAGTCAGGTAATTGGAGGAGACCACGAGGTCGTTATCCTGACTATCCAAATGTAGTTAATATACCTATTGAGGAATATATAAAAAAATCAGATAAATGGAAAAACAACTTTAGGGGCTATAAGTCAGGGCTGATAGATTTTAAAGAGAGAAACCTACCATGTGAACCATATTTTTTAGGGCTTTGGATTGGTGATGGTTGTTACAGAGAACCACAGATAACCACTATTGACGAGGAGGTAATAGTTTACTTAGAGGACTTTGCAATTAGGAATAATGTAAATATAAATAAAAAAATCGTTAGTAACACTGGTGCTGTTTCGATTAGCTTTGGGAAGAAGTCAGGCAATGAAAACCCTGTATTTAGACAGTTAATTGATTCAGGTGTAGCTCAAAAAAGGGACAGAAAGGTAAAGACTAAAAGTTTAAAGCATATTCCTATTGATTATATAAGGTCATCAAAAAAACAAAGGTTAGAACTACTGGCAGGCTTTTTAGATGCTGATGGAAGTTATCATGAAGATAAGAATTGCTTTGTAGCAACTCAAATAAAAGAAGATATAATATTAGGGATAAAAAGAATATGTAATAGTTTAGGTTTTGGAGTTAGTCTTAACAAAATAAACACACAGTGCAATGGGGTGTTGGGTATAGCCTACTCAATAAGCATAACAGGTAATATTTCAGAGATACCAACTAAGATAAAAAGAAAACAAGCTAAAAAAACAGAGCATAGAGACCCAACAATAACTGGGGTGCTAAAGGTAGAAGATGTTGGACATGGTGAATACGCAGGTTTTTCAGTTGATGGAGATAATTTATTCCTATTAGAAGATAATACAGTAACTCATAACTCTTGGGATGCAGCGGCTCATGCTATAAGGTTAGCAAGTTCTTTTAAACTTAAATTCCTGTGTACCCGTATGTTTCAAAACAGGATTGAGGACTCTGTTTATACGCTGATAGCCGACCAGATAGATAGGTTCGGATTTTCAAGGGAATATACTATTTTGAAGAACAAAATCATAAATGATAGGACCGGTTCAGAGTTTAATTTTTTAGGTTTGGCACGAAATATCGAAGAGGTAAAATCTTATGAGGGGATTGATATATTATGGAATGAGGAGAGCCACAACTTATCAGAATCGACATGGGATATATTAGAGCCAACTGTAAGAAAAGATCATTCAGAAATTTGGCTGATTTTCAATCCACGTTTAGCAACCGATTTCGTTTACACTAAATTTGTAAAAAACCCTCCTCATAATGCAATAGTTAGAAAAATAAACTATGATGAAAATCCTTTTTTGTCGGAGGTAAGTAAGCAGACTATCGAGGATATGAAAGCAACTGATTACGACAAATATTTGCACGTTTACGAGGGATTACCACGACAGGATGACGAGGATGTTATAATTAAACGATCATGGCTTGATTCATGTATTGATGCTCACAAAAAATTAAAAATAGATGTTAGCGGTGAAAAGATTACCGGCTATGACGTTGCCGATAGCGGAGAGGATTTAAATGCATTTGTAAACAAATACGGGATATTGGTTACAAAAATTCACCAATGGAAAGCAAAAGAGGATGAATTGGTTAAGAGTGCAAAGATAGTGCGAAACGAAGCTATTATTTTTGGATCGCTAATAAGATATGACAGCATTGGTGTTGGTGCCGGTGTTGGCTCAAACATTAAGGAATTGGATAAAATAACTAATCAGGAAGTTAGGACAGAAGCATTCAACTCTGGCGGTTCGGTTGTCAATTCTAATAAAGAATACGAATTAGGTGTAAAGAATAAAGACTATTTTGCGAATGTAAAGGCTCAAATGTGGAAGCTGGTAGCCGATAGGGTTTTACTAACTCACAATGCAGTTACAAAAGGCTTACCATTTAACGAGAGTGAGATAATAAGCATTTCATCTGATTGCGACCATATCGAAGCATTATTGACAGAATTAAGCACACCACGAAAGGATTACGATTTAGCTGGCAGATTCAAGGTTGAGAGCAAAAAGGATTTAGCTAAACGTGGCGTTAAAAGTCCAAACTTAGCTGATGCGTTTATGATGTGCTTTGCACCTAAAGAGACAAAATTTGAATTTTCAATATATTAAAAAAGTAAACAGACACATGAAATTGAATAAAAAATATAGTACACTATTGACGCTCATAATTCTATCCTTGATAGCATTATTGATGTTATATTTATCAATTTCATTTATACAATTAACCTTTGATGTTGCTGATTGGTGGATAGGTAGCAGGCTTGCTATCATTATTTTTTGGGTTACAATTACGGTGTTCATGGGTATAAATTTATATAGCGAAGAGTGATGATTAAAAAAGCATTAGGAATAAATAAACAGCGAAGCAATAAGGCGGTAGGTTATGCCTCCTCTTACCAACTTTCGTTATATAATATGCCGTTGACTTTGTATAGCTGGGATGCAAGCGATTTTATCGAAAAAGGTTATACACAAAATGGCAATGTTTATAAGATCATTCAGAAGATCATTCAAAAGTGTGCAGTTGCAAATTTAGAGTTATACATTGATACAGGTGATGACAAGGCAAGGAAATACAGGCAGTACAGGAATAATAAATACAATGCAACACCGATAGA